TTAGCAAATACAAATATCCGACGTTCTGGTATAATATAACTTTGCTGTATATATTCCGTTACTATGTTTAAATCTGATCTATGTGCGAATGTGCAAAGCAGTTGTGTTTTCAAGTTGTTACTCCTTGGCGAATAAATTTTTATAGTTTGCTTCAATTGTACCGCCATTGATTACAACATTAGCTAGTACTGTATCAATATCTAAAGATTCAAAGTCAATTTCATATGTATATATATCAGTTGGATTTTTACTACTAGTATTGATTATATATCCGCCATCGCCTGGTTTAATTTGTAATTTTTCACGTAATATATTCGTTAATAATGCAGCAGCTGCAGCTCGAGGTTCATAAGTGTCATCTCGTAAATTTAATGATTGTTTAACTAACTCAATTTGTGAAAATAAATTTCGAAATATAGGAAATGATTCAATTAATTCCATTTTTGATGGTAATCTATCCAGAGCAATAAATGTTCGAAATGCTTCTTCTAATTCTTTACCACCAAAGGCTAAATCAGAATAAACTTTTTTTGAATCATCTGATGATCCGAATGTTTGAGCTAATGTATGTATACCAAAAATAATTGAAACTAATTGTCTAGTTTCTTTAAATTTTTGAAATCTGCCTAATCCTATTCTAGCATTATGGGATGGATAACTTTTTACTTCAACATTATCAGAATCAATTGTTAAATCAGGTTGGTCGTCGCCGCGATTATCAATTGTATTTACTGCTGGATTTTGATATTGATATAACCAATATAATGCAATTTCTCCTTTTCCTATAATAGCAGAATTCATAGTTTCAGGCCAAAGTTGTTTAAATATCTCAGCATCCTTTGAAGTTAATGCTAATGGTCCATTATCTAGATTATAATGGCCTTGTACTTGCGGTATTTCAGCTTCAGGATCTAACCCTAATCTCGATTTAATTGCAGCATCATAATCTGCAGAACTTTCCGTTAATATAGATGTTTTGGTATTTATAGATTCCGAAATATTATATCCGCGGGCTTTACGAACAATCTTATTTCGTTCTGTTGAGTTTAATGAAGTCATCTCTGATAATATCGTATCTAAAATTTGATAATCAGAGTCCATGGTGGGATAACCTTTTGGTAATCTATAACACCATTCTGTTAATATTGAATCTATAGTCATAAAGAAATAGTTTTTATTTTATCATAAATATCGCCAACCTTCACTTTTACTGGAAAGTTGCCTTGTTCTAATACGTGTTTGATTTGTGGTAACAACTCTTTTGCTTCTGAATAATCTACATCGAAAAGCAGGGAGTCATATGTATAAAGTATCATGCAACTTGCATATGGTGCAATTAAATCTTGCACTTGCTTCAATTTAAGAACTGATACTTCGGTTTCTACTGCTTGTAAATAATAGTTAAACAATTTATTAGCAGTCATATTCTGCATACCATCCTTGCAGATATTGCGTTTCAATACGGGCGTTTCTACGCAACCCGTACGTTTCCATTTATTCCATATTTTATACACAAAATCATTTACTTGTGCAAAAAATGGTATGCTTAAGAATTCTCGATCGATACCTCCGTACAATAAACGAAATGTTATTGCTTTGCTTTCTTCACGTTGTGTATCAGTTAAATTTGCAACATCAAAATAAAATTGACCTAAATAATCATGTATTGATGATGCAGGTAATTCATATCCGATCATCTTTGCAATGAGCCGAACGTGATATGAATCAAAGTCCATTTCTACTAATGCACCTCGTTCAAAGCGACTACAAAATGCTGCTCTGGTGCCATCATCCTTATTCATTGCAGCAAAGTTGAAACCTCGAAATGCGTTGCTTGGTCGGCCTGTTGTTGTATGATAATGATAGTTTGAATATACCTTACCTTCATGAATCAACTCTGGCATACGAAAATCATCAGTAACTTGTAGACCCGCGGATTCAATACGTGCAAATACTTCTGGATATGTTGCATTGAATTGCAGGTATGATTCTGATAGTTGAGCATTCACACACATTGGCCAAGCATAGTAACGTATTTTTTGACACATTGCCATATGTTGTTGCAACGGAATAATACAATTAACTGCATCTAATGTAGCGTGCCGTCTCCAATAAAATTGATGAGCTGCAGTTGGATAATGTGATTCATCATATGCTTCGCCGTATGTATACCACCACAATGTTTTTACATCCCATACCGACCCATTACCTCCCGTTTGTAGCCATCGCTTCTTGTCGTGAACAAAGATATTCTCTAATGCTAAAAAAGAACTTACATGTTCAGGAAAGCCCCTTAGTTGTTCAGTATGATATATAGGAATCATACGCTCTACATCATCTTCTGTATAAATGTAGATTGCACATAAACGATTAACTGCTGCATGATTCATGGGACTACAGTATACTGGTACTAGCAAAGTTTTTCTGTCTTTGATATATTGTAACGTTTGCGTAACCTCTTCTATAGTATCCACTATCATTATATGGATAATAAGAAATTTTTATTAGGAATCCAATCCGTTGATGTCTGTTGCAATATTAAAAATATTATCTGTATAATATTCAGTTAGATTTGTTAAATGACCAACAATTTCCGGTAAAAATGTTGCAGCTCGTTGTACTTCTTTTTTATTTTTAGTAATTACGCCTTCTACTAAATATCCATTTCGTTGTTCATCATTAATATTTCCAGTAATAAACCATGTTAATGATGTTGCGGAATATATTTTCGAATCCATAACATTAGATTGCCATTGATTGTATTGTAATTGATTTGTTTCTATAATTGCTGATTCATTATGTTTTTTCAAAAAATATCTAGAAATAGATCCGTTGATAATATCTTGTTTACGTATTTGTACTGGAATTGATTTGGGTGAAACATATGTTCCTGTATATGCATCATTTGTTAGTTGTCGATAAACAATATTTTTATGATTTTCTACAGTAACTTCTTGATATGGAATTAATTGTAAAGACGTTTTAGGATTCCAATTTGGCTGTGTATATGCTTCGCCGGTTGTGTATAGATGATATGATCCAATATATTCTTTGTTATCAGTAGTCATCCATTCCAAACCAGTTGTATATAAATTAGTAGTTATTTCGTCAACGGGATAGTATAATTTTAATCTTGACATTTTTATCCTAATTTCGGTCGCATTATACATTTAACTTTAGAAGTCCATACGCCATCAGTGTCTACATCATGAGTAATGCCAATTACACTGAATACTGTATTTTTTTTATATTTTTCTGGTAATCCGGCGAATGTTAAAACGTCGCCATAACGTAATCCATTTATGCCATCCATTGTAAATTCAACATCAAATGGAAATATTGGCGCTGTGAGTTGTTTGGATTTTTCTATGTCTGGAAATGGAAATTTTATATACTCTATCAATGCTTTGTATAATTTTGTTGTATTTTCTCGTACTAACGGAACTTCTCCATAACTAATTTTAGCATCATCTAAATTTTTTATGTTTTGCTCGTATTTGTTTTTATATTTTTCTCGAGCTTTATTTATTGAATCAGGATCTTTTGAATTATACATAAAATTTAAATATGGTGCAATTTCATCATCAGATACATCTGTTCCCGAATTCAAAACATATGACAAATTTTTAACGTTGTTAGGTAGTTTAGCTTGAAACGTAAATTCTCTAACAATTGTTCCGTTTGGATGATTTGCTAACATTGGAACTGAATATGCAGTTACTGGATTTTTAGTGTTAATTGGTTTTAAATATTTTGTATCACTAAAAAGTAATTGTTGCTGATTATTCGGATCTGTTACTAATTTTAAGATAATTGCGTTGCCTGTTGCATATGATATTCTAGCACTAATATTTGCTAAAAATGAAGCTAATGTAAATTGCTTTGTATTTTTTGCGGATAATTCATTTAATACTGTTTGTATGTATTCTAAATTTATAAAAATTCTTGAAGGAAAAATAACAGTCGAATCAGATTGATTTGGCGTTCCAAATATTCCCGGCCATTTAGTTACATTTTTTGTTTCCATTGTTTTTAAAACATCCGGATACATTTTTAAACCTCCATAAACATTCATTCCTCCATCATTAGATTTTAAATTTTCATTATTTGGCAGTAACAATATATCTTTAGGAATACATGAAGTAAGTTGTGGATAATAATTACTTCCCGGTACCAGATCTGTACATTTAATATCATATTGTTCTACAGATCCTTCTAATTTTGGTGTAATATAATTATTAACGCATTGTATTAATGCACCTAATGTTATATATCTTTGTGTTGCAACATATGATTCCCATTGTGCATTATATGTAGATTTAGCCTGTTCTTGTTGTTGTTGAAATGATGAACTTTGTGTTGTTATATCAATTGAAGATGATGGATCTGCAACAAATGTTTGAGGTTTAAATGGCGGAGTTTGTATGTTTGGATATAGTTTACCATATAACATAAAATGATCAGAACCAGTTTCTAAACCAGAAACAATATTAAATGGAATTAGCATCGGAGGATTTTGTTTTGGATCTATTTGATTGTGTGTTTTAAACTTATTTAATAGTTCTTCAAATCTGTTGAATATTTGTCCATAGAACTCAGTAGACCCAGACCCAGTTTCTAAACTTAGTTCTTGTAATTGTGCGACACTAGCGGTGGCGACGGCATCATAAACTTTAAAAGTTTTAGTTTCATTTTTTTTAGTATCTGGATTCATTAACATGGTTACGTCAGTATATGTATTACTGGTACCTGTTAATGATATTGTAACATCTACTGATCCTTCTGTTGTATATGAAAAATCAAAAGATGTTATCAAACCTTGAAATGAAAATTTATTTAATTTACGTATTTCTCGTTTAAATGCAGTTAAATCTTTTTTTAAAGATGGATACAATTTATTTAATTTTGTGTCAATTATTTCTTCTGATAATGATCCAAATAATGATGATGTAGAAATAAGATTAGTATCGGCACCAGTAATTATAGCAGAATTTGGATGTTGTATATCAATTTTAACATAGCGTCCTGGGTATAACCATGTATCTTCAAATATATCTAAATCTCGTGTCGGATTTGGAATTGTTATGTTAACCGTTGCTTTATTCAATAATCCCATAGAATGGTCTCCAATATCAACACTTACTGCAGTAATAATCGGCCCTATTCTTCTAGATGTATCAGTTAATTCTTTTGATTTTAATGTTGCTGTGCTGCCGATATCTTCGATTTCATCAACTGTATATTTAGGATTCGTTAAAAAGCCGCCGTCGCCCGATGCAAAATTCTTGAATTCATGATTCTCGTTAGCTCTTACTACAGTAAAGCTGGTTGGACTCGATGGTAGATATCTGCCAGATCTTACGTCAACGCCTCCTAATACAGCAATTACAGCCCCGGGGTCAGCAGAACCAGATTTATATGCTGTTAGTTGAACATTGGCAATTTTGCCAAGCATAAAATTTAAATCTTGAGTTGTTCGATTACGACCCGATAAACCTCGAGCATTTAGTTCTAATTGAACTGCGGGGTCAACTTGTGAATAAAATATGTTGCTCATCGCGATAAATTAATTTCATTAATAACTTGTTGTACAATATTTTTATCTGGTATCCGTATTGTAGTATTTTGCGGAATAATTAATGTGCCTTTTCCTAAACCATTTGCTACACCTATAACCCACCACATTGTTGCATCTTGATAAAATGTATTAGCCAATTTGTCTAAACGATCTATAGATGTAGTTTGCACATAAACATCATTTGGTGACAATGGAATGTTAGGAACTATTACGGAAGACAATCTACGTTTTCCTGCTGAATTTTGTAATTGTTTTGATGATGCATATCTACTTGACATAATATATTTGTATCTTTTATGATTATCCGAAAACTTGACCGGCATTATTCGTTGTTGAATCTGCTGCATTCGTTCCGCCTCTTTGCACTTCTGGTGCAGCTGCTAACGTAACGTCACCCTGAAGGAACCCAGGATCTGGTGCAGTTGGTTTGAAATCACTTAACCAATTATCATTACCCTCCTGTGATAGATTTTCGCTGTTATACTTTTTAGCTAAACCAAAGAATCTACCATTATTTTGTGGTAATGTATCGCTAATAACATTAAAATCACAACTTACGGAAATTTTTCTAGGTGTCTCAAACATTTCGTTATCGCCTTCGATATTAATTTCCCATGAATGATCTAAATCATATGTATAGCTTAACTGAGTCATTACTACCGGTGTTTGATGAAATAGATCACCCAATGTTATTCGCATCCACGGACCTACCAAAGCAATCGATGTTGCATCATATATGGGTGCACAATAACCAGCAAGTGCATTTAATTTTCGCCATATTGGTTTAATTTCATCGCGGTCAGTTACAACAATATCAAATCCTAAACTTAAAGTTCGAGAATACCCGCTATATTGATAATTTTGATCAGCTCGACCAATCATTTTAACACCAGTCCATTCCGGACTAAATGAATCAGTTAATGATGTTAATATAGCTCGAAATACTATAATATCATCTTTTTTATTATTTACATCGCCAAATAAATCAGTAGCAGTTAATGTTGGCCCTGTTAAAAAGAATTTGATAAAGTCTTTAGTTAAAGATGTTTTAGGTACATCACTAACTATATCGTTAGATGGTTTCCATTGATATGCATTTTTTAACAGTCGGCGGCCAAAATCAATAACGTTAACTTTGTCGCCGCGGAATGGTGTTACTCTATCTAACGCATTTGTTGATCTAACAAAACTACCAGTACGATTAGTAAATTTCCATTCGGTACTTACTTCACTACGCAACGTAAAATCACTACGCATTGCATATGGATTATCATGATCGCCCCAACCAAAACCAAATTGTCCGATACCATTCAAATTGAACAATGAATATGCGCCAGCTGGCGATAATGTAGCTGCAGAGTATATAGCAGCCCGAGTATTAAAAGTACCTCTTCGTAATGCTATAGCTGCTCCATCTTTTCTAGCTTTTCCAATTGCTGAACTTATTTTTACTGCTAAGTTGGCATTTTGATTTGCAAATGAACTTGCAAAACGTTTTGATCGAAAATCTGAATATGGTACTAAATTTCCAACGGAATTTGCAATATCAATTGCTGAGCCTGCATAATTTATTTTGCTAGTTAGTTGATCAAAAGGCAATGTAAAATACGTGCTAGTAACTACATCATTTCCTTCAATCGTACTATCAAATATTTTTTGAGCACTTTGTCCGATTTGTGGAAATCCTAATGCACCTGCGGCTATGCTACTTGCATATCCAAAACTGTTTCTTAAAAATTGTGCATTTGTTAAATTAGTGAAACTACCAGTTACATTAAATGCAGCTCTAGCTGAATCTAAAGAATATCCAATACCAAGAACTTTATCCGGAATGGCGTTGAATGGGTTACCTGTATATCCAGGTGCTGATGTATATGTACTACCAAATTGGGTATTATTAAACGTTGGATTGTATATAGATATATTTTGTAAAATATTATTTTCTTGAGTAGTGTCTATATTATATGGAAATTCAAATTGGGTATTGTTATTAAACGTTGGATTGTATATAGATATATTTTGTAAAATATTATTTTCTTGAGTAGTGTCTATATTATATGGAAATTCAAATTGGGTATTGTTATTAAACGTTGGATTATCTAATAATAATTGTGATGCAAGGCCGATACTACCAGGATTAATACTAGTAACATTAAAAGATGTAAATTGTTGAGAACTAATCGTCGGATTATATATAGATAAACTGTTAGAAATAAGATTTTCTTGAGTAGTGTTTATATTAAATGTTGTTTGTGTTATATTACCAGCAATTGTCGGATTATATATAGATAAACTGTTAGAAATAAGATTTTCTTGAGTAGTGTTTATATTAAAATTATTTAAAAATTGTGATGAATTTTTCGATGTAGGATTAGTATATATTAAATTAGGTAATATATCATATGGCGCTGTAAATTGTTGTCCTGCTCCTATTGTTGGATTACTCATATTGTTTCCTATCCGTAATATGCACTGTTTATACCAGCACCAAATGTATTATCTCGTTTTGATAATACTCGTGTCTGTGTTCTTATTTCTGCAATTAATTCATCTATCTTTGAAGTTAAACTACTATTGCCAGAAGATTGTTTTGGAAATAGATTGGTTCCTGCTATAACGGTATCATCGTTATTTAATGCAAATGTATCTTCGCCAGCAAGTAATATGCGATCTCCATAGCCAGTTGGCGTTGCAATAAGGTCATTTTCAGTTGATATTCCGCCACCAACCGTTGGCTGCGTTACAATTGTGCCGGCTTCAAGCATACCTTGAAGTGTCTGTGCTAATCCGCCGACAGTGGTTGTGTTTATTATCGCACTACCAATAGCTTTTAGTTGTTCCGTATCCATTTGTTGTTGCGCGTCAGTCATTCCCTGAAGAGCTAATGAAAAACTTTGTCTCATTGCATCTGTTGAATTTTGAGAAAACTGCAATTTTTGCATAATTAGCTGTTCATTTGAATTTGCTAACTGTTGTTTTAATAAATCTTCAGTGCCGCGCTGATCTAATGAGTTAGCTAGTTCGTCTAATTCTTTTTGGTTTAATTCATTTGAGTCTCTTAGAGCTTTTGCGGCATTTAATATTGATGCATCATCATCAATATCTACAGTTATGCCAAGCTTTTCGCCAGCTTTTTCAAAAATCTTTTGTTTTTGTATAGCACTAGCTAATTGTTGTTCTTGAATACCTAATAAGTCAGCCATTTGTTTTCTTGCAAACAAATTATTTTCTAAAGTGGCACCTTCTTTTTCTATAATATCAGCTAAAATATCAGCTTGGTCACTTGCATTACCTCGAAGCGTTGCTTCTCGATATAAATTAGTTAAACTGTTTCCTTGATTATCTGTTAATTGTCGACCTGTTAAAAGTTGATATTCTAATTCTTTGCCAATACTACTTTCAATATCTAATAACGATTCGCCAGCGCCTGCTAAATCTTCTAATTTCATACCTAAACGAGATGCTTTTATTGTTGCAACTTCTAAAGACCCAGGTAATCGTCCGTATTGTAATTGAATATCTGCACCAGCTTCTGCAATACCCTCTGCTATCATTCTTGTATAACCCAAAGTTCCTTCGGCATCATCTCCTAATATTTGAGATACATCATTAATAAATTTTAATTGTTGTGCCGAATTGGCTGCGGTACTGCCGGCATATTGAGTAAATGCGCTAGCTTGTTCTGCAGATAATCCCATAAATTGATCTAATACTAAATTTGTTTGTTGTAAACCTGCATAATATTTTGTATTTTTTATATTTAATTGATCTAATCCGGGAACTACATTTTTAATAATACCAGCATATTTACCGAACTGTTCAGCAGTCATTTTAGTATTAAGACTTGCGCCTGACATTGTTTTTGATAAATCAATAAATTGTTTTGTCATTTTTAAACTAGCATTAAAGCCAATACCCATTGACTTCGATGTATTTTTTATGCTAGATTCATAAAATGTTGCTGCTTTTGCTAAATCTAAGACGGCAGCTTGAGCTTTTTGTGCCATGGCAAAGGTTTGACTAAATCCTACTGCCAATTGTTCATTTTCGCCAGTTAAACTTCGAACAGCTATTACAGTTTGTTCGGTAATAACTTTAGATAAATCAATCAATGCTCCCGGTAAATCACTAGCTGACTTAATTAACCCTTCAAAAAATTCTGTCCATGACGGTTGTGCCATGCCATGTTTAGGCTGTTGTTTTAATCTTCGTATGAATTGTTGCTGAGTCATAAGTACTTATTTTTTATATAAATATTTACTTATTAAAATTTGGGTTGTCTAGGAGGCGTAGCAACAGCTTTGGATTTTTGTTTTTTATTTTTTCTAGATTCTGCAATTTTATTTTGATATTCTGTTCGCTCTTCTAGAATTCGAATAATATGTTTCATCCATCGTTTGCGAAGAAATATAGGCATATTATATAATGTATCCCAGTCCCATCGACCTTCGCCGTGCCATATCATGTTAAATAAATTGTCGTGAAGTAAAACTCGATCTTCTGGTTTAAAACCAAAAAAGGTCTGCTCCAAATTGAAACCCGGCGGTGAAGGTGCCTCCATTTTCACCTTCAAATTCGTAATTTAGATTCAACCCCGGGGCATTTTCTAAAAAGAATAAACGAAAGTCTCGCGAATCTTTAGCTAAAAATTCATAACGAATAAAATGTTCAATATCTGCAGCAGATCTTGATTCTCTTACTTGTTTAATTACTGAAGTAAGCATTTGTGATACGGTAGAATTTAACAAATCAATTTTGGTATTATATACAAATTTAATCGATATGCCATTTATATCATAACTAAATTCTCCATTTTCATCTGATTTTAGATCAAAAGATTTGAATCCTATAGTTTTTAAATCAATAACTCGATCAAGCACAGTACCAGTATCTGGATCTTTGATTTGTACGGGATATTCTGAACCATATGATAATATTCTAGAATATATAATCAATCCATTTTTATCAAATGTCGAAATTTCTCGAACATCAACACCTTCGGTAATAATAAGTGATTCTAATAATTTATCAAAAACTACGCCATTTTTAATATATGATGCATTAGTTAAAATATCTTCATCATATGCAGTCATATAACGCATTTCAATTTGTCCGCTACGTAACGGTGATGATGCTGGATAAATTTTGCCGCCGCTTGCTAATGAAACAATAATGCTAGGTAATTTGCTTCGTTGTGCAGATTCATAACGTTGTTTTGCTAATTCAATAATATTCGGATCAACTTTGCTAGTATGTGTACTCATATGTTCCTTATAACCTTTATTATAAATATGTGCGAACATAAAAAAAAGCCCCAATTTAAGGGGCTTTATTAATTTATTTATTTGAATTAGAAATTCAAGAATGCCCAATCATATTGAACGGTAATTTCAATTTCTTGTACTGCATCACTTGTCCAATCATATGTTCCAAACCCAGCACTAGTAATAAATGCACCATTCAAGACCCATTCTTCAATTACTTCACCTAATGGAGAAAGTTGATGTAAACGAATTTCTTTTTTATAAAATGATGAATAACCATCGCGTCCTGTTGCAGATTCATGATGTAAACGCACCCATTCCATAACAGCTTGTGCGCCACTCGGAACAATTGCATCATACAATGTCATAGTAATTGTATCCCATGCATGTTTACCAGCAACATAACGTTTAACGTTAATCATATCTAATTCAACTGCAGTATTGGTAATTGTCGGCTTTCCAGATGCTTTAATCAAATATGATGGTATATCATTCATTACTAAAATAAACTGATGCTGTCTTTTTGGCTCCCATGAATATGCTTTGTTAAACATATCAACGCCATCGACAAGCGACAAATTGGGGTTTGCTTGATCTATCAATGCCATTTTACTTCCTATTTTTAATATAAATATCGCGAATGTAAAAAAAGGCAGAGCGAACCCTGCCTTTTCTATAAACATGTTTAAAACTATTGACCTGGGAATGTTGCCCCTGTTGGTTGAATATTGAAATCTAAAATAATAAACTCTGCCGTACGGGTTGGCTGAAGGAATATTTGACCATATAAAATATTTTGGTCAATTAAATCCGGTGTATTATTTGTTTGATCCATAACAACTCGGAATGCATATAAACCTTGATTTGCTCTTACTTGTTCCATATATGGATTAACAATGCTTAAGAAACGATTGCGTGTTGCAGATGTATTTTGTTCGAATACTAAATAACGTGTTGATGATGCAATAAATTTCTTAACTGCAATCAATAAACGACGCACATTTACGCGGTCTAATGCACTTGGTCGAGCTTGTAATGTCTTTTGACCAAAAACAACTATGCCATCATTTAAGAAGTTCGCAATAGGGTTAATACGTGCATCATATAAAGTATCACGATTAGCTTGTGATAATTTAATATATGTATCAGTTGCTGTAATCAAACCACGATTCAAACCAGCTGGTGCATACCATGGTGCTTGATTTGTATCATTGAATGCTAATACTCCCGGGATCAATGTTGAAGGCGGCACCCAAGTTGGCGTATTGTTAGCACCATTAATTTTTAACCATGGCCAATAAGCTGCGGTATAATTGCTATCTAATGATGTTACTTGATTAACAACTGTTGGAATTGAATCCGTTAAACGGTTCGTGTCCATTACAAAGAATGTGTCTTGACGAGTTTCACACAATGTTCTTGCTAATCCAGTTACATTAGGATGCAAACTATCTATGATACCCGGTATTACAAGCAAATTCATATCATAATAGTCAGTATTGCTTAACAATGTAAATGCTTTATTATATGCAACAGTACCGGTAGATGTTCCTGAAGAACAATTAAATCCAAATGTATTTGTTTCATTAATATTAGCACCTGAATATTTTTTCAAGTTAGGTTTAGCACCATCAAATCCACCTTGGAATGGAAGAATAAATTTACGAGTTGCAACAGCAACATTTGTAGTAAACGTACCAGCTACTAATGCAGATTGCAATGAACCTGAATATGCAGTTCCTGCAGGGAAATTAACTTCGGCATCTTGTGATACATCTCCTAAGTAGAAATCTGAATTGCTACCGGTATTTGAACCCGATGATGGAAGTGGAGCTAAATAATTTAAATTGTTTTGTACGGTAAAATTAAATCCTAAATAGTTAAATGGATTGTATTGTCCCGAAATAACTTGTGAAGTTGCATATGATGCTGGACGTAAATTCAATGAACCCGAAGCCATTGGTATTGGAGAATTCAATGCACGGAATCCAAATGGTACTAATGATGGATCAATTAATGCATCTTCTACTGATTGATCTACGTCAACTCGTACATATGCTGAATTATTTGCATAATCGCCGCTGATAATCAATTGGTTTGAATTATTAATTGTTTGATAACGTGTACCAATTCTTCTTGCAATATAATTTGGAGAAGATGGATTCAGATTAACATTTAAAAATGTTTCTACAATTTCAGGTGCACCGTCAGTATCTTGTGCTGAGTCTACTGCATTTACTAAACCTGGTTGAGGTGTTGATGTATTCACTCGTCGAATTTCAACGGTAAATGAACCATATCCATTTGGATCAGGTGTTTCTAAACCTAATTTCACATCGCGAATACCAATCTTAACATCATAGTTAACTAAATTACCATGAGATAAAGTATGGAATTTAAACAAGTTTTTTACGGTTGAACCAATTTTTTGTGAAGTAATCCATGGTGTTGCAGCTGTTGCATAGTCTTGCAAAAATTCATAATTTGAAAGTATTGCTAATTCCATGGTAACATCGCCTAAGTTTGCAAATAAACTTGATGCATTGATGTTCTCATATTGAACATATACTGGATAATTTGTTGAATTTGCTTTTCTATTAAATACTTTTGGTACATATTGATTGCTTGTTGAAACAATTGATGCTGAAATTGCCGTGCCTTCTGCAACTAAAAAGTTTCCATCAAATCCAATTGCTGTATCTAGTCCGGCTGCAAATGAACCTGAAATTTTCAATGCAAATGATCCAGACCCGCCATCTAATAATACAGAATCTTCAAATAATGGCCCTGTTGCCCCTTCTGTAGTTACTGGTCTTGTTGGATGTAATACGTGTGTTACAGTTTGAACCGCACCTGCACCAGATCCTGATTTTGCAATGATTGCTAAAGCACCATTTGTTAAATAATATCCATCTTCATATAATAAACGTGTTACTGTAATTACATTACCACCTTTTGCTAAATAATCTTGAACTACATACGGAACATATGAATCTGTTGTAGTTGTTCCGAATATTTGCTGAAATTGTGAAAAACTAGTAATTTGTGTGGGAACTAATGCAGGACCTTTTACGGTTGGTCCTACAATAGCTGCACCAATTTGTGCGACTCCACCGGCGATAAATGATTGATCTACTTCATTCGTAAATACGCCTGGCGAAACTATTCTTTCTGCCATTATAATCTCCTATGATTTTTTATATAAATATAAGATCATTGAGTCAAACCAGAATCTGGAGTAAATGTACTATCGGCAATATTAATTTGTCCGTCACCGTAACGTTCACGCATCTTGTCAAGTAATTCTTGTTCTTGTTGACGCAGTGCTTCAAAATCAGAATAAACTCGTTGTTGTTCTGAATTTAAATAATCTAAACGTCGTTGAATTGCAATTTGTTCTAATGAAATACTACCCAATGCATTTGCATTTTGTGCAAATTCTGATTGAAGTTTTTGAATTGCATCTAAATGTTCTTTGTCTAATTTTCTAGTCATTTTTTCCTTTATTTTGTTTTTAATGTATTTAAATTGTTTTGTATAGCCGTTTTATAAATATCTGGCATATCTTCATGTTCTAATTCTTTAAATAAAGAACGAGATTGATCCCATAATCCAATCCACCATGCAGTTACGGCTTGTTCAAATTTAAATCCTAATGGACCTGGATATTCAACATCGGTTCGTAACGGAGTGAAATTTGTTTCTAAACGTTGACCAAGTATTGACATTGTATAAGATTCTTGCCAATCTTTGCTACGTTCGTAAATTCGAGCTAATAGAAAATATGCTTCAGGCCGGGTTGGTTGCAATGAAATTGCTCGTAGCAAAAGTCCTTTGATTGTAAATATACGATTTCCTTGACGCTCAAAACACAACGCCATTCTCAACATTGCTTCATATCTTAACACGTCATCATAACCATGTTCGATGCTTCTTAAATAAAAACTACAAGCTGATGCTGATTGGCCGATAAGTTCATACTGCCAACCTAAATTAAAATTAATATTTTGATCTTTAGGTGTTTTTATGTATTTTTGTAACCAATATTGTATCATGACATTTTACTTTCTGGAGTAACTGCATTTTCGCAACCTTGACATAATGCAAAACATTGCAATGGTTGTGGAATTACATCTTCATATGCTTGTTCATAAATATTACCCGTTATATGTTTTAATCCATAATCCATACAACACAATGAAACATCTCCATTTGGTAAAACTACGTTGTGATATAAATCTTCAATGCATCCGCAAGTCATTGCTTTGTCACCATGATCCATGTGTTGAAAACGATCTTTGTATTTTTCTAATTCTGGTTTAATGATAGCTTCGCCTAATAAATTGCCTGCTCTTGACCAAAATGTTGGAACATGTACTTCAGACCATAAATGTTTAACACGATCGTGAACTTCACCCATAGACATTACATACATACCAGAGATTTCATTTTCCAACTCTTTGAAGCGTTCAAATACTTCAATCAAACGAGGCGTGATTGGATGTTTTGCAATTCGTTCTTGATCTGGAATATGCAAACATAAACCTCCGTTTGGACCTTCTGCAAATTTAACATGTTTAATGCGTTCAACATCTTGAACAGTCATACCAACGCCTGTGGTAAATGCTGATACTGGATGACCTTGGTTATATGCATATAACAACATATCCGTGCATCGTTTGTTTAACCATGGTTCAGTAAATCCAGAAAATGTAACACGAACTTCTTTTGGTAATTTATCAATTACTTGTTTAAAGTTTTCAAATGTCATCGTTTTATCTGAATCATAAACATTGAGCAAAGTTCTTTGCGGACAAAAAGCACAATCAATAACACAACCTTTTGGCGGTATAGATGTTGTAAATTCTAAAGTTGGCCATGGAGTTAGACGCCAATATTCTTTTTTCTCTGATCTACGATTATCAATATACAATGTAATTTCATTGTAGTATTCAATAAAATGATCATTCCACAAGTCCCATTTAATATCTACACCATCCCATGAATAAACATCAAATGTATGAAATTCTTTTAAATATGTATCTCGAAATTGTCGAAATTTTTCTTTTAATTCCGGAGTAGACAAATGCCATTCGCCTACAATCTTTTTTACATTTTGTTTGATCCAAGATAATCGTTCTGCTGTAAAGATATCATATTCTCCGCCTTCGCAATCAATTTTCATGAAATCAATTTGCGTTATATCATACTCTTGCAAAAATGTTGCAAATGTAATTGCATCAGCAATAGCAATCCTACCATGAGTTTCTTTTACATCCGAAAAATAAAGACCTTTAAATTCAGTTTCTCCATCTACATCAAGTATACCTTTATTAATTAAAGTAATATTTGGATGATGTCCAATATTTTTAGTCATTGTTTCAAACAAAGAACGTTTTGGTTCAAAACAATAAACATGTTGAGGTTGTTTATCTAGAATTGAAAATGTAAATGGTCCAGCTGATGCTCCAATATCTAAAACGATGTCACCTTTTTCAACGGGAAATTTTTGTGTATAATCTTCTCGAATAAAAATTTCTTCTTGTACTGTTTCTTGGAACCATGCATTTTCAGCTATTTCTCCCCAATCAAAAGTTTTATAATGTTTTTCTCGTTTGATGAATTCATCAAAAAATGTTTGTGGCATTTTAAGAACATATGCTGCATTATCTTGAAATCCGAATGATATTAATAAGTCGTCACTATATTCTGTTAAACCGCAACAAAATTCAATCTCTCCATCCATGAAACTAAATGGTTGTGAAATATGCTCAATATTCCAATCCGTATCCCATACAACAAAGCGATGTGTATATTTACCATCTTTTTGTTCTAATTTGTTTTTGAATAAATCAACTTCATGAATTATGCAAATGTGTTTTCCTTTATATGGAATGATTTGCGAACTGCCTCGCATATCCTGATGTTCACCTGTACCTGGTTTAAGAATTCGTTGCCAACATTCTAATGTATCTGGGTTTGCTTCTACTACTTCGGTTGGATTAGTCCATTTTGCCATGTGCATTGGCATATCCGTTACAACCATCCAATTTTTTTCACAATAAGATGTTTGATCATATGGATGTTTAATTCGACTGCGTTTAATTTCCGTTACTTGACCATCTTTGATTTTAAGCTCAGATATTTCCATGCGGCCTTCGCCATGAGTTGTAGTGTCTCTGCGAACTCCTACTAAATATAATGTGTCATTCCATCGAACTAAT